CGTGATAAAACCTCTTTTTCGTTAACTCATACTTATTTCCTTCAAATAATACATTTAAAGCTTGCTCCTCAGCTATCTCCACGGCTTGCTTATAATTAAGCTGCATATGTAGATCCAACTCCTCTTGCGTTTCCGGTAGTGTTGATGGAGGATTTTTAAATAAATCCATGCCAAACTTTTCTTTAACAAAGTCTTTTATTTCCTTTGCTCTCATGTCCTCCATGATAGCATTCATATACTCAGTACGCTTGCTAACCCCGTAAGGATCTTGTGAAAAAGCCTTTATATCATAAGTTCTCTCAGCAATACCGTTAACAACTATGTCTACAAATTTAGAGATAATTGGAACTGGTTTCCAGTCTAGATTAAGGTAAGACAAATCACCATTAATAGATAGTTCATCTTTATACTTTTGAATTGATTGTTCTCCCCTAGCATACAATCTAAGATTGTGAAAATTATTTTTACCGTTAGTGTATCTGCTCTGATTATTTGTTTCATCAAACCACTCCCCCTCTATAGCTTGAGCAACCTTAAGCCCATACTCATAGCTTATCTTCTCTGCATCGCTAACTACTTGACTTGGAAAATTCCTCATATTATTCTTTAATTATTTTAGACATACCACCTGAATTTGAATACTTAGACATGTGTATATTTAATTTTGGTTTTTCTATCTTTGCATTTGGCGCATACAAGTGCCTATTGTTAGCCATAATAGCTAAACCAGAACTTATTGACGCATCGTGCTTTGTTCTTTTGTTTATATCAAACCTACTCCAATCATTTAACAACTCGTTAAAATACAAATCACCAAACGTACCATCTTGTTTTATACCGACGTGATCTTGTATGTACATCTCGATCGCAGCCGCGTGAGCTTGTTTGATATCTTCTGAGGAGTTAGGTATTCCACCTACTTCTTTTTCTGCTACAGATAATTTATTCCATATCTTATCAGGTCTATTCATACTAAACCCTCTATATCCTCTACGCCTCAGGTAATACAAGAGACGAGGTTTATTGTTCTCTGCGAGTATAGGCATCCCATAAAATACTAAAGCCATTAGAACGTCCTCAAAGAACATCTCAGCTGTCGGTGGTCTTGATAAGTATTCTAAAAAGAAACTGTTGGCTGGAGCATCTTCCATGCTAAACTTTGTTAAGCCGTGTAAAGCTCCCTTAGACCCTTGTCCATCTACCGTTCCTGATATATCGTAACTATCACAACCAAAAGCACCCATGTGTTCGTTGCCTGGATATTTGATACCGTTTTTAAGTATCACTTTATTTTGTATTCCAGAAGGTGGAACCCAACTAACTTTAAACCTACCTTTTGGGTCTGGGTAAAATATAACTTGGGAATCTTTGATTCCATTCACCCATTGGAAGTTACCCGTTGTAACTCCTAGCGTTCTAGATAACTCCTCGTTGTAATCTATCTGCTCGTATATCTTAACTAGGTTGAATATACTTCCCTTTGCCTCATCTCTAAAAGCGTGCTCTGTGGTTCTTGGGAATTGACGGTAAAATTCATTTAAACCATCGTGATCATCTTTTAGACCATCTACTTCATTTTGCCAATTATCTATTACACCTACATCTATCAGTTCACCGTCTGGTGCGAGTCTATCGATATCAGGAGTAGTAAAGACTGGAACTCCATACTCGTCAATAAATCCTTCATAGTTCCATTCCATTGGGATAAACAAAGAGTATAAGCCAGACTTTGTCTGACCATTTCTATTTCTTTTCGTGACATCTGAGGCATTGTATAGTTTTTTAAAATTCTCTCCACCTTTATCTAAAGCATTTGAGGTACTACCCATCATACATTTACCAATAATCCTAGATCCTAATCGTAAACATGTTTTCGTAACTCTCCAGTTATTTAAAATATTATCAGGTCTTTCCCACTTACCACTCTCATCATGTACTAGTAGGTTTAGTTTTTCACCATCATAACTATTGTCTCCAGTGTTTTTCCAATCTATAGTCGTGTCTAATCCCTGTATGTCTTCCAGCTTTTCATTAGCTGTAATCTTTTTTCTTGTAAATTTACTAGCAGGTACACGATAAGCAAGCTCGGATTTAGGGCGATCCATACCATCTTGTACAGGTTTAAAAAAGAATGGGTAATTAATTGATATAGGGACAACTTTGTCGGTAAACATTTTTTTAGCATCAGCTCCTGTTTTAGATAGTATTCCATATCTACTATCACTTGCAAGGGTGGCTAAATTAACTGTTTCTGCTGATGACATGAAAGAAAATCCAGAACGTCTATTTTTAAGGTAGCACATTCCGTAACATCTCTTATCTGCTTTACAAGCTTCCCAGAATATATAAAACAATCTGTTTGCCTCTCTAAAATCTGGAGCACCTACATCAATCTTACTCCACTGTAAGTACATGTACTGCGTACCTGTTATCCAGGTTGGTTTACCATTATTCATAAACCAGAATCCTTCCTCCCTTCTTTTAAATTCTTCGTCTATGTAATCGTACCATTTTTCTTTACTGCTTTCCGGATAGTTTCTCCAATCGAATATATTTTTAATTCTCTGCAACTCCTTGGGATACTCGAATTTCACCCATTTGTTTTTCGGATCTTTATATACTTCTTTAGGAGCTTTTGGTAGCGCAATAACTAGTCCTTGTATTTCTATTATCTCACCTATCTGCCCATTTTGAGATAACACTATAATATTGTGTTCTTTATTGTAACCGTATTTCCATTTCTTACCTTTGTTAAGTCTACTTATAGTAGTTTTCTTAACCGGCTCAACTGTCTTAACTAAACTTTGCTCGTACATTATTTAGATCTACTTTCTGCGAATCCTTTAAAAGTTTTTTCCTTTGTCTCTTCAGGTGTTTTACCATCAAGCAAGTCTTCTTCTTCTTTAATTCTGTTAAGTATCTCAAATGCGTCAAATATAGCTAGTTTTTTAGTAGCCGCGGCATTCTTAAGTCTATCTGCTGATATGTCGTCGTCTGAATCAACGATCGCTTCCTTTGCTACTTTAATCAGCTCTTCAACTGCTTTGTGCCCAGCTTGGATTATATTCTTCTTCGTTTCCTTGATGTTCATATTTGATTGTAATAAAATTAGATAAAACTCGAAATAGTCTCTCGCCATCAACGATAAACTCATATTCACTATTTGGTCTAAAGCCAATTAGTTCGTTAACCTCAACTGTACCGTCAGAATATTTGACAATACCTTGTAATGGTTTTTCAGACTCAGTGTTAAACTGATCTGTAGCTTTTAAAGGTATTACAAAGCAATATCCTTTTGGAGCTATCCACTTGTCTTCTTGTTTGTACAAAAAGATTTGTTCGTGGTTTATAAAGTAAGTATCTTCATCGAAGTACGCCTTACTGTTTCTCTCTACACCCTTAACATCATTCCATCTTCTAAAAACATTGTGGTGCACTATAACTGTATCTCCTGGTTTTATATCTGTATCACCAATAATAGGTGTTGATATTACAATAGCTTCTCTATTAACATACTGGTGTTGAAATATATCTGTGTTAAGAATTAACTCCCCACCGTCAAACTTTTTAGTATTGTTATATCTTTCTCCTTTTGGCTTTACAACAAAGTTGTAAACGCTTTTCATTATTTTTTTTTACTAGGAATATTATACGTCAACTTAATGCTGGGGCTAAAAGGTAAAGCTTTTACGTTCCCAAACTTATTTCCAACAAAAGAACCATCAAATGTTGGTCTCGTGTGCACTATAGCTGGGTTGCTTACGTTTAACTTTAAATTTTTATTTAAGTTAAAATCTTTTGACAAGTTGATACCAGAAACCCTCATGTCTTGGCGATGTTCAGTACCTTTAAGTTCTTTCACGTTTTTACCCCAATTAACTCCTTTAACATTAACATTGCTAAACCCCTGTGTTTTTACGCTTTTTACAGCGTCTTTTATTTTTGTTTTTAGCTTTTTTGGCTTATCTTTAAGTGGAGAGCTAAACGCTCTTAGTGGTGAGTTTCTCATGTTTTCTAATATTGTAAGTTATATTC